TCAAAATTGCCAATATAATAAACGTCTACTAAATTTAATATTTGCGTAGGGATTTTTTTTGTTAAAAAAGAAACAATAGATGGAATATCAATATGACGAGTCAAAGGGTCAACAACTTGTATTAAAGAACCATTAAGATAAAATTCTTTTCTTTCGCGAAGTGCTTTATGATAAGAGTTGATGACAATATCTGTAATTTTATCCTTCATCTTGTCGTTTCTTTAGTTCTTCTTTATAAAGTTTTTCGCCCAGATCTACATCATTTAAAGCCTGGCGATATCCACGAGTCCAGTTTTCTTCTGCGAGAGCCAAAACTACTTCTGGAAATTCGTTCGCCAGAGTTTCTACTATCATTTCCACAGTCACGAGTTGGTCTCCAGGGTCGTTTTGTTCGCCTACATATTCCACTAACATGTTTTTTAAATCATTATCCGGCTCAACTACTTCTTCGAGAGGATTTTGCTCTTCCATTTTTTTCTCCTATAAAATTTTTGATGCTAATGTTGCCACAGCACTTCTTTCACCTTTTTTAAGTGTAAGGTGTGCCGCTAAATCATATTCTTTAAACTTTTCTATTGCATAAGATAAACCATTTGATCGTTGGTCAACATATAGATTATCTATCTGTTCAACATCTCCTGTTAAGATAATTTTTGTATTTTCTCCCACACGAGTTATTATAGTCTTTAATTCATGTGCTGTTAAGTTCTGAGATTCATCAATAATAATATAAGCATTTGCGATGGAACGTCCGCGAATATAAGTTAAAGCCTCAATCTCAATTATACCGGATTGTATATAACTGTCTAAATCTTCATAACTATCTCTTTTAGAAACAGCGTGTGACATTAAAAACTCAAGATTATCTCTAATTGGAGCAAGCCAAGGATTCATTTTTTCTTCCACTGTTCCAGGCAAAAAACCAATATCTTTACCCACTGGTTGGACTGGACGTGAGACCACCAATTTTTTATATAATCCTTCTCCGATCGTTTGTTCTAGACCGGCAGCAATGGCTAAAAGAGTTTTACCAGATCCTGCTGGTCCTATTAGCGATACAATTGGAACACTCGGGTCCATTAGTATGGAGGAAGCAAATATCTGTTCTTTGTTTTTAGGTTTTACTCCCCAAATACCTCTCTTGTTTTGGGAAATTTTTTTAATTGGCTCGCTGTAATCAACAAATTTCCCTAATGCTGATTTTTTATTATTTTGTTTTGATTTAAACAAAATAAACTGATTGGGATAAAGCTTTACTTCTTTTTCATCAAGATATACTTTTTGTCCCTCATAAAAATAATCTATTAGTTTTTCATCGACTTGGTGTTCTACACAACCTGTGTATGATTCATCACTATTATAAATTTTATCCTTATCGTAATCTTCGCATGGTAGTTCTAAAGTATCACATTTAACACGCATATGAATATCTTTAGTTACCATAATCACTTGCCGAGAAAAGTTTTTCTTTCTCTCGGTGATCGCAGTACCAATAATCTCGTTGTCGGCGCTGGATAATTTATATTCATCAGGAAGCAAATTTTTATCATAGCCTCGAATTGAAAGCAATCCTTTGCCTTTATCGATTCTTACCCCTCGATGAATATTTCCTTTCGCTCTCAACAAATCTAATTCACGAATAATCATTCGTGCATTAAAACCGACGCCATCTTGACGTTTTTTTTGAGCGTCAATTTCTTCAAGCACTTTAAAAGGAATTACAATATCATTTTTCTTATATTCATAGATACACTTGTAGTCAGCTAAAATAGCGCTTGTATCAAAGACATAAGTTTTTTTCATAGATATTCCTTGTATTAATAAATAGAAAGTAAAAAAGGTTATAGTTATTAGTACAAGGAGAAATAACCCCATGAAATTTATAAAGCATGTTATCTTAATATTTTCTTTAATGTTTTTAAGCTCTTGCGGAGGAACATTAGCTAATCATTTTAAGTTAAAACAAAAATTGCCATTTGATTCTTTTGTTAAAGTAGTCGCAACCTATGATGTTGTGAAATGTATTGGAGAAACCTGCATGAAATTTAAGTTTGGCGCTACATCTAGCGGATCAGTGGTTCGAACATATCCTCACGGATCTTATATCTTAACCACAGGTCATAGCTGCGATCCTAAAGCTATAATGTATGATTTAGGTGGCGGATTAAAAATAAAGCAAACCACCTATCTCATTGATATAAATGGCGTTAAACACAACACTAAAACAATCAACATCAACAATAAATTAGATACATGTATTTTATATTCTTCAAGCGTGTCACGGGCTCCTGTTCGCGTAGAAAGAAATGATGCTCCAGAATGGGGGGATAAAATTTATAATATGGCAGCGCCTGTTGGAATGTTTAACACGCGGACGGTTCCAATTTTAGAAGGAAGATACTCTGGACATAAATGGGGGTTTTCTCTTTATACGGTTCCAGCCATTGGAGGGTCTTCTGGCTCACCTCTTTTTAACCACCGAGGAAAATTAGTAGGCATGATTCATTCGGTTCATACGAGATTCCACCATTTATCATTTGGTCCGACTCACGCAGAACTAGTAAACTATATTTATAAACATACTCCATTCCACGTTCCAGAAGGGGTTGTACTAGAAGTAGATGGGACCAAAGGTTCTAACCCAAGTGGGACTAAAAATCATTTATTAGACATTAAAATGCGTTGAGTTTCTTTATAATCTCTAACACAATAATAAGAGTGGCTTACTTTTAGTTTATTCATTTCTTGAACTAAATCCCAATCATTCCCACCGGGCTTCGCTTGGTCGCCGAAAAAGCTATAATGAACATTGTTAGAACCTAGCTTGTGATGTATCCACTGAAAAGCTTGCCCTTTGTGGTTACCGGACGGATAGATGTCTATACTTATTTTACCGCCTATTGAAGCCTCTATTTCATCTTTAAAGTTTTCATTAATAAAGTTGGCAATGTTCTCTCTTTCTTTCACACGACAATCGTAAGTATAATATCCTTCTCGTTGCATGTGCGTGGCGTTTCTCCCCACAATAGAAAAGTTTATCATACCTGGGCGGTTTTCAATATGATTTCCCGCTCTTATCACGTAGCCTGTCTTATCTAGGAATTTATTTAAATGGTTTAAGAGGCGGCGAGGAGGATCAAATTTATTCTCATAAATTTTTTCTCCTTGGATGTAAAGAACATTACCCATACAAGTAAAAACACCACGGGCGTTGAACAGAACTCCTTCCGGTGTTTGATACCAAATTTTTTTTAAATCACTTCCCGTGATAAGATAATAAATTTTATCTTTACTCCACTTGACAAAGAATTTCTTAAACGCAGCTCGCATTTGCTGTCGAGCTGGTGTTAGAGTTCCATCAACGTCAAATAGGTAAATATTTTTCATATAATCTCATCGATCAATCCGTATTTAAGACACGTCCTGGCGTTCCACCAAAGATCTCTTTTTAGCATTTCATCTAGTTCTTTCTTTGGGATCCTTGTTTTCTCAATGTAGAGATTTTTTATAGTATCCATTAAAAGATCATTGTTCTGCATAGAGTCTTTGAGTTCTTCATATTTCCCCCAAGCCATTGAGGAGAGCTGGTGGATAAGCATAAAAGCGTGCTCATGCATTGATCTTTTAGAACCACAAATGCTCATCATTGTTGCGGCAGATGCCGCGCAACCGTCGATGATGGTATAAACTGGCACTTTGGATTTTAAAATATAATCAATGCTGGAAAACCCAGCGAAGACGCTACCGCCATAAGAGCTTATATGCAAATGTATAGGAGCAACACATTCTGTCTCTAAAAGTTCTTGAGAAGTTAGGAGTTTGGACTCTAAAGTCTTTAACTCTTTGTTAAGATGTAAATTGTTGACATGATTTACATTACAATAAAAATAAATCCTATTATTAAGAACCTCTAGCTTGTTTTTTGATGACGAGGAATTAGATCCCGATCCATCATCAAATATATTGTTTTCTTGTTCTGTCGAGAGCCACATTAAATCTTTCATTTTTATTTCCTTTTGATGAGTTCACGTTGATAATACATTCTTAAATATATATGAACAGACGAATACTTAATAAATATGAGC